GGTTCTGGCATGAATTCGGCGGTTCAGCGCATCACCGAACTCACCGAGACCGAGAAGGGCAAGAGCGCCGTTCTCACCCTCGTCCCTGATCTGGAAGGCGACGGCGTCGTAGGCGACTTCGAGCTGCAGGACAATGAGGAAGAGGCGAAAGCCAAGGACCAGAAGATCTTCATCGATCAGCTCCGGAACGCCAACCGCCTCAAGGGGCGCATGGCCAACCAGGGGTCGGTGGTCAACTTTCGCGAGACGTCGCGCGACCTGCTGTCCTACTGGATGGCGGACCGCATCGACCAGACTTTCTTCCTCACCGCATCTGGCTGGGATCCGCGCATGAAGACCAACGGAGCGATCCGTACGGGCTTCTCCCACGATGGCACGACCTGGAGTCGCACCGCGGCTGCCGGCCATGCCCTGGTGGATCTGGAGTTCTTCAGCGATCCTGATGGCTCGGATGCGGACCGGGTGAAGGCCCCGAGCGCCAATCGGTATTTCCGATGGGACGGCACGTCCGGCGACCTGAAGTCCGGCGATGACAACACCAACGTCGTCGCAGCGGATACGCCGTCGTACGCGATGCTGGTGGAGCTGAAGGCGTTTGCCAAAGACCGACGGCTGCGAACCATTCGTGGTGGCCAGGGTACCGAGCTGTACCATGTGTTCATGCATCCCAAGGCCCTTGGCAAGCTGAAGCTCGACAGCGACTTCCTCGCCAACCTGCGTAACGCAGGTCAGCGCGGATCCAGCAATCCGCTGTTCAGCGGCGCCATCGTCACGGTTGACGGCATCGTGATCCACGAGAACACGCACGTCATCAACACGCTCGGTGCGACCGCCGGTACCTCTACGAATGTCGGTGATCCCGGCTACAAGTGGGGTCCGAATGCGGATGTCGACGGCTGTCGCATTCTCATGATGGGCGCGCAGGCGATCGGCCTCGTGGACCTCGGTGCACCTTCTTTCGAGGAGGATAGCTGGGACTACGAGAACCAGAACGCCATCGCGATCGGCAAGATCTTCGGCCTGCTGAAGCCGCAGTGGTTCTCGCCGATGGACAACAGCGACATCGCAACCGAAAAGGAGGATTTCGGTATCGTCGCAGTTGACGTTGCCATCTAACTCCTTCGCAGGAGCCGTGCCTGGGTGGCCCTTCGGGGCCACCCCCTTTTTAGGAGATCTCTGTGGGTATCAAAGTCCGCAATCCTTCCGATAAACCCGCCCGCGCGGCCATTCCCGGTAACATCACCATTCTAAAGCCCGGTGAGACGCGCAACGTCCCCAATGGTGTTCTAGCGCAGCTGCTGGAAAAGGGCTGCGAATTGCTTTCGAACGAAGCGGGCGTTGCATCACTCAAAGCGGGCTTGGCCGGTATTAGCCCTGATCCGGCAGAGCGGAGGGCTCAGGTCGATGAGGCGGTGAAACAGGTGCTACGCTCTGGTTTACCCCAGGATTTCACGGGGCAGGGCGCTCCGCGGGTCAGCGCCGTTCAGCCTCTACTGCCGTTCCATGTGACTCGCGAGGAAGTGCTCCAGTCCTTCGATGACATAGCGGCCGATGACCAAAGCCAGCGACATAGTTGATCGGGCCTCTCAGCTGCTCAACGACCGCGGTGAAGTGTGGCCTCGTAGCGAGTTGCTGGATTATCTGAACGCCGCCCTCGGCAAATTGGTTGATAAGGTTCCAGATCAGTTTGTCACGGACGAGGAGGTAGTACAGGTCGCTGGCGTTCAGCAAACGCTGCCGGCCGGCGGCGTGGCTTTCATGCGCCCGCTGCACAACGTCGATGGTCAAGGCAACGCAGGTCGTGCTCCGCGGCTTGTTTCTCGTGATCTGCTGGACCGCAGCTCCCCCAACTGGCAGTCAGCCACGCCGGGTGAGGCGCGCCAGGTCGCGCATGACCCCCGTTACCCCCGCACATGGTGGGTATCGCCGCCCCAGACCGGCGGTGAGAAGATGCGTATCGAATTCGTTAAGCGGGCAGATCTAATTGACTTCGACGACCTTATCCCGGTGGATGCGCGCTATGAGTCTGCGCTGGTCAACTACGTCTTGTACCGGGCCCTTAGTAAAGACGAGGACTACGCGGCGCAAGATGGCCGGGCGGCGCTGCATTTCGCTGCTTTTCAGGATGACGTAGGCAATGGCCCAGATACAGGATCTAATTGAGCCCCTGTTTCCGTTGGTCGGAGATGCGCCGGACCAACTGCTGATTTCGGCGTACCGGACCGCGGCTCGCGAGTTCCTCCGCAAGACCTACGCATGGAAATCGTTAGATTTGGCCATTGCGCAGGGGGCCGGTGCAGGGGAGTACGACATCACTCCGCCGACCGACGGGGAGGTATTCGACTTTACCTACGCCGAACATGAGAATCATCGTCTGGAGAAGCTGACATACGAGCAGGCACGCGCTCGCAACTTCTCTGATAGCGGCTCACCGCGGAAAGCTCGAATGGGCCCCCTCAATACCTTGATCTTGCAACCGGCCCCTGCTGCGGATGTCTCAGCGGAACTTACTGTTCGGGCTGTGATACGACCTACGAAAACAGCTGATGAACTACCTGACGACATCGTGGACCGTTTCTGCGAGTCGTTTGAATCGGGTGCGCTAGAGATTTTGATGCGCACGCCCAACCAACCATGGTCAGACATCAACATGTCTCGGTATTACCGGGGCCTGTTTCGGGATGACATTGAGGAGGCGGAGTTACGAGCTACCGATGAGTTTATGCGCGGTGTACCGCGCAGGGTCAGGTACGGTGGGCTCTAACACATGGCGAAAAGATGCCCGGTTTGCGGTCACTGCAAACAACCAAAGGATTTTGGTGAGAATAGGTCGCGGCCCGGGCGAAAAGCTATCAACTGTTTGGCATGTGAGCGAGCGCGGGCGCGCCAATACCGAGCAACACTAGGTAGTCGACAGAATGTGGCCATCCCGGAACAAAAGAAATGCTGTCGGTGCGGGGTAACTCAGTACTCAGAGGCGTTTTTTCGTGATCGAACTCGTTCGGACGGGCTTTGCCACATGTGCAAGTCGTGCCGCCGGGTTTGGATGAGGTCCGAGAAACAAAGGGCTCGTCGACTTCTTACCAACGGCGTACGTAAATATAGGCAGAACAAATGTATGCCCCCATGGGCGGACAAGGAGGCCATCGAGCAGGTTTACAAAACAGCTGCGCGCGCAACTGAGTTGCTTGGAGAACTTCATCAGGTAGATCATATTGTGCCGCTCCAGGGCGACGGAGTCTGTGGTTTACATGTTCACTATAATCTTCGTGTTATCCCGCGCCAGGATAACTTACGCAAGGGTAACTCCATGCTGTGGGGGGATGAGTAAGAAATGCCAATGATCCGATTGCGGGGTTTTCTCGGCGAGTTACCCGCGTTGAATCCGCACTATCTTAGTGACCGCAATGGGCAGATAGCACAGAATGTTAATCTGCGTAGCGGTTCCTTGCGTTCGTTGCGCGGTTTGCTGTCGTTCCGTGACACTACGACTCCCACAACCCCCGAAACCATATTCGCTTATCAAGGTGACTGGCTCGAGTGGAGTGAGCAGGTCGATGTTACTACGTCTCCGGTGCCCAACGACGCTGACGAACGTGTGTACTACACAAAAGACCCCGACGGCGCGACCCCCGGGCTTTGGTTCACTGACAAGAGCATTTACAACTCAGGCGGTCCGCCCTTCCCCGGAACGGAGCACCAGGCGGGTGTGCCCGCCATTGCGTCTGCGCCAACCGCCACGCCCGATGGTAGTGGCTCGCTTGGGGGTTCTCGGTTCTATGTGGTCACGGCGGTCAACACGTACGACGAGGAGGGCCCACCGAGCCCGACTTCCTCTGAAGTGACGCTGTCAGGCCACGATCACGTAGACCTGTCCTGGTCAGCGCCTCCTGCCGGCGATTACGCTCCGGTTAGTAAGTACTTCATTTATCGGACAAATTCGCTCGGCACCGCGTTTCAGTTCGTGGGTGAGACTGCATCTACGTCGTTTGTGGACGACGTGGAGATCTTGCAAGAAGAACTCGAAGCCACTGAGTGGACTGCGCCGCCAACTGATATTCACGGCCTGATTGCTTTGCCGAACGGCACGCTGGCGGCTTTCCGCCGCAACCAGGTTCTGTTTTCCGAGCCGGGGCTGCCGCATGCGTGGCCGTCGGCTTATCGCTATCCGGTTGATTACGACATTGTTGGTCTAGGTGTGATTGACAACGGGGTCATCGTGATGACGGTGGGTCAGCCCGCGCTGTTGCTTGGTGCGCACCCTGGATCTATTCGTGCTGCGAACCTCGAAGTGCCGTTTGCGTGCCTGTCTAAGCTGGGCATCGTGCAGATGGGTCGGACCGCAGTAGTCTACCCTTCGGCCAGGGGTCTCGTTCGTGTTACGTCTGCCGGGGCTCAACTGGTCACCGCGCAGGTCTTCGACACGGAGGACTGGGAAGCTTTGCAGCCCTCCACCGCGCGCGCATTCAATTGGCGTAATCTATACGCTTCGTTCTATACGTCGCTCGAAGGCAATCAAGAAGGGTACATCCTCAATCCCGCGTCCCCGACCGACGGCGTCGTCACTGTTTCGGGGTTCTCGTTCAAAGGCGTGTACGAAGATCCGACTGATGGCGACGTGTTCGTGGCATCGAACGACCGGATTGCTGAGTGGGATGCCGGTAATTTGCAGCAGTTTCGTTGGCGGTCCAAGCCCTTTGATCAATTGAGCGTTGCTGCCTATACTACTGTGCAGGTCTTCGCAGAAGACTACCCTGTAACGGTCAACGTCTATCGGGAGGGCCGGATGCAGGCGTCTGTTCGGGTGGGGAGCAAGCAGGCGCGGCGAGTGCCGAATAGCGTGATAGGTCGATCGTACGAGGTTGAGGTGATCGGAAAAACGGAAGTTTACGAAGTGGTGCTCAGTTCTTCGATGCAGGCTTTGAGGCAAGTCTGATGGCTCGGGAAGATACGTGGGTGATTTGGGACCAAGGCGTTACGTGGCTCGTTCCGCCCCACGACGGGCAGTTTGTCCTCGGGTCTTTTGACCTGGGCTCAGCACTGTTGGTCATCACTATCACGGAGGCGACCTCTATAGTCAATGGCGGTCCTCTTCTCAGTTTCTTAGTGGGCGGCGCAAATGAGCTTTGAACTGATAGACAGCGCAACTGGCTTGCAGGTGCTCATTAAGGCGCCGGCGGAGAGCCGTGTTTTTCGGATGGACTTCAGCAATAAATTGCGTGGTAATTCCATCGCTTCTGCATCTACACCGGGGCAGATTAACCAGGGCAAGGTTGTTGGTTCTTTGAACCTTGTACTCGGTTCGCCCAGCGTAGATCGCCATACGGTGGAGTTCACAATTTCTGGCGGCACCGACGCGGAGGCATACATAGTGACACTGCTATGCACAGACAGCGCCGGGAACACATTGCGCGGCGCTGGCGTCTTGTTCGTGCGTGCGTGATGGGTACTCGCGCGCGAAAAATTAACCTGCCATCGGGGCTTCCCGTTCAGGTGGACACCGAAGACCCTCAGGAACTGCGGCGGGTCATAAATCGTCTGCTGGAAATCATCCAAACCTGGAACGGCGAAAGTGGCGATCCCGGGGATCGTTTAGTGACCAAGCGAGAATTCGACGCTTCGTCTTAGCAGCCCCGTTGTGGTGTTTGCTAGCGTACCCTAAATGTCTGTCGAACGAGATTTTTTGGTTCGGGTACTCTTGGACAACGTCGAGGCCATTCATTTCTGCGAGATGCTCGGCGAGATAAGTCAGGTTTGGGACGACTTGATCGACAAGCGGGCGGGGCCGACGGACGAGGATATCAACGGGGCTTTTTGGAAAGCACTGATAGCTCTGCCGATGCATCCGTTTTATCGGGAACATCAAGAACTATTAGCCCCGCTCATGCAATCTGCTGCGCTTGCGTGGTTTGATTCCAACGAGCTAAGCAGTGGTACGAAGGACGATGCCACGTTAGCGTGGTTTCTGCGCGATATGTTGACCAACGTGGTCGTGCATTGCGCGTTGATTGTGGGGGGCTACGATTGGGTCCGTGAGGTTGGGCCTTTGATACGCAAGTTCTTCCACGAAGAAACAATCGGCGAATATTTGGTAGAGCACGGATGGGAAGTTTAGGCGGCGGGTCAGTAGATACCGAACCAACCCAGGTGGAGCGGGAGGGAGCACGCCGTGCCGCAGCGCTGTGGAATGATTTCGTGGACCGTTTTGCGCCTGTTCAGGACAAGCTTATTGAGCGCATTAGGGTCACGGAAGATGCGCGCAGCGGTGGTCGGGCCGAAGCTGTAGCTGCTGCGGGCCGGAGGTTCCTCCCCTCCGCTCTACAGGGTAGGAACGCAGCCGGTGGTGTGGCGGCCTCTTCGGGGGCTAATGTACGCGATGTCATTGCGGAAAACAGCGCCCGGCGCAGAGGTCTGTCCGCTGGAGTTGCCTCCGTCGAGCCCCGGCTCGTGGATCGAGAGCTACGTGGTCGTTTGAGCGTTGCCGCGTCTGGTCGCGGACTTCGAGATCAGGCCAGCTTGGCTCTGCGACGCCGTGCGCGCGATAGGACTGTGGCGGAGATTAACGAGGCGTTCAACGATCTCGAGACGAAGCAAAGCTTTATCTCCGCTGCGTCTACGGGTCTTGGCGCATTCGCTGGTACCAAGGCCTTGTTTGGTAGCGGCAGTAGCGGCAGTAGCGGCGGAGGCGGTTCTACCTGATGAACTTCACTGGACTTGCTGCGGCGTTTCAGAACGGCCAGATCAGCTTTAACAACGGCCGCGCTACTTTTAAGCCACCCGATTCGGACGACAACAGCCGGTTTAAGATCAACGAGAGCCGCGCTTCTTCCGATCCCGATCAGGGCTCGGCCAATTTGACGCGCGCTCAGTTCAAGTTCTTCGAGGAGAAGGTTAAGCCCGAAGAGCAGGTCGCTTTGGATGCCATCCTCGATGATGACTTGGCCAAGGACGTCGGCGATCGATCGGCAGCTGAGGTCAGGGATGTGTTCTCCGCTACTGAGGGCTCGGAGCGACGGCAGTTGTCTCGTTTCGGCGTTACGCCTACGACCGACCAAAGGAGCAGCATTCGCCGCCGGCGTGGCCTCGATGAGTCGCTGGCAATTGTGCGGGCTCGGAGCAACACCTCGTCGGTCCTCAACGATTTGCAGGCCGATCTATCGAGGACCGCCCTTCAAATTGGGCGCAACATCTCCGGCCAAGCTGCGGGCGAATTGGACGAGGCGGCTGGTTTGCAGCGTGCGCGCGAACAGGCGGAAGATCGCGCCGATGCGCAAGCTATCCAGAACACTGTTAGCTCGACTGCGACAGGGGCGGGCATCGGTTTCGCCGTCGGCAAGGTGCCCGGGGCGATCATCGGTGGTGGTATCGGCCTTCTGGCGTCTCTCTTGTAACGGTTGTAGGTGCTCAGGATGACTACGTTCAATCCAGCAGAAGATTTTCTCCGCGGGCTTTCGCTTACGCAGGGTCTCCGGCGGGACCGCGAACGCTTCGAAATGGAGAAGGAAGCGCATGAACTCGCCCTGGAGCGCGATCGATTTGTTTTCGAGGGCGAGAAACTTCAGCGCGGTGTCAATCGCTTGGTTGGCTTGAGTTTGACTCCCGATGGTAGAGTCGACCCGGATCTAATGACTCGCAGGGCGCTCCAGGAGAACGGCCCCCTCGTGAAAAACATCATGTCCACGGCCGTTTCTGAGGCTCAGGGCGAAACGGTTGAGTTTCTCGGACTGACGAAGGACCCGCGGCCAAATGCTGATTCGAATTCGCTCGCCATACGTGTTCGTCGTTCGGGCGGCGAAGAGGACGTGCTGGCCGATGGCGATGGCGACGACGCCGAAGTGATTACTGTGGACCGCCGTAATCTAACGCAGCAGTTCTTGGGCGCCATGTCTGCATTTGCGCCCGAGACGTTCAAACAATTCAGGACTAGTCTACGAGAGCAA